TAGAATGGATATACTAATAAAAGCAATGCGAAAAGGAACGTACACAGACGATACTTTTGCGATGCTTGAAATAGAATTGGAAAGAATAAAATCACTTATTATTAATAGTGAGCCGCAAGAAAGCACTCAAGAAAATAATGAGCCGATTGACTTTGATATTAACAATTATTTTAAATCACTTCAAAAAGACTAAAAAAATGTCAGAAGAAATTAAAAAGCAAATTGAAGCTCTCGACTCATCAATTGAGAAGAAAATCGAAAAGGCTTCACAAGAAACAAGCGCAACTTTAAGAAAAGCAGCGCAAGAAGAATTAACAAAAGCTTTAGCCGATAGAGATGAAAAGCTAAAAGCTATTAGCGAGCAAAATGATGCTTTAGAAGTTAAAATTGCAAAGATGGCTAAGGAAGGTAACGCAACCTTAGAAAACAAATCTTTTGCAAACATTCTAATGCAAAAAATGGATGTTGACTTTATCGAAAGATTAAAAGACCGTGGAAGGGGTCACATCGACTTAGGAATGACAGGTAAGGCCGTTGGAACTATGACCGTTGCCAACTCTTACACAGGTGAAGTTATACCTGCCGATACGCTTAACATCGTACCGTTAATGGATAGACGTGTACACGTACGTTCTTTGTTGCCACAAGGTACAACTAACAGCGATGTTGTAAGAATACCAAAAGAAACAGGTGGCGAAGGTGCTGTTAACATTACAGCAGAAGCGGGAACAAAACCAGCAGTTGACTTTGATATTGCAACTACTGATTACAACGTTTACAAGATAGCGGGTAGAGTTGTAGCTTCAGAAGAGATTTTGAACGACACAGCAGGTTTACAATCGTTTATTGTAAACAGACTTACTAACAAGTACAGAAACAAGGAAGACCAACAACTTCTTTACGGTACAGGTTCAAGCCAAATCGAAGGTGTAACAGTTAACGCTGCTACATTTACAGCGGTTGACCCTGCGGATACTAACGCTAACATTGTTGACTTAATTATCCAAGGTGCAGCGCAATTAGAAAATGCTGAGTATATGGCTAACGGTATGTTGCTTAACCCTGCTGAATATGCAGAGTTGGTACGTTCTAAAGATGCCGATGGTCAATTTATTAAGAACGCTTTTTGGGATAGTGAATTTAACGCCATTAATGTATATGGTATTAGAGTTTACAAGAATACAGCCGTTGCCGCAAATGATTATATTTTAGGCGATTGGACTAATTCGGCTCAAATCTTCGACCGTCAAGGTTTAAGAATCGACTTTAGTACAGAAGATGGTACTAACTTCCAAGAGAACTTAGTAACTATTAGAATTGAAGGTAGATTGACTTTAGGTAAATTCTACAACGAAGGATTTATTTACGGTGGTGTATCTACTGACTTGGCTAAATTAGTAGCAGGCTCATAGTCCTTACTCATAATGCCCTTGAAGGGGTAGTTTAACCGCTACCCCTTTTTAATAAAATAACATGAAAGAATATTTAGTTATTAAAAATCACGATTCAGATAACGGTGTTTTAACACGTGGCACAAAGTACACCTATAATGAAGTAATAGCGCAACAGCTAATAAAAAAAGGCTTTATTGTAGAAATTAAAAAACCTGTAAGGCGTGAAATAATACCTAACGAACTATTAGAGCAAATAGGGCGTAAAAGGTCAATAACTAAATTACAAGAAATGCTAATAGGTGAAAAAAGAAAAGTGGTTATAGAAGCCATAAATAATAGAATAAAAGAATTATAATGCCAAGTTCAGCAAGGAGACCCGAATACTCAAGAAGCACAGATTATTATGATGGTGTGTTAGGGCAAAACGGATTTGTCGTATTAAGCTCAGGCGCAACAGATGCAGGTGATGAGTTCTATGCAATACAAGCCTTAGAAGATAGCACAGTAACGGCTGTTACTACATACGGTGATGACCTAAGTACAAGTGAAACTATAATAGCGGGTGGTATTGTTTACGGACATTTTACTTCTGTTACATGGGCAAGCGGTAAAGTATTGTGTTACCTTAAAGCACCAAAATAATGCAGACTTATTATAGTATTGAAGCCACTAAAACTACCCCTGCATGGGATTATTTAACCGATGCACAGGTTAAAAATTACTTAAAGCAAGAAGCTAATGTAACGGCTGAAAATACTCTAATAACAGCACTAACTAATGCAGCGCAAAGCCAATTCGAGCAAATGACTAATAGAGCGTTATGCGATGGCACATTAAGCGCAAGGTATTATGATATTGAAAGCAAAGGAACTCAAATAGATATAACTATTCCTTACCGTTGCACATACTCAAATATTAGTATTAGCTATAAGTATGAAAATACAACCGAAGCATTAGTTGAGAATACAGATTATTATGTTAATCAAAATAGGATTAGCATAAATAAGAGTGCTTTTAATTATGTAAGTACAGGAATTGAAATAATACTAACAGCTACTTTAACGGCTAATTTTGTTGACCCTAATGTTGAGCCTGCACTTTATAAAATGATTGCAGATTTATATAATTACAGGGGTAATGATGTAGTAGGTGAAAGCGTAGGCAGGTTGTCTAATACTACGAAGTTTTTATTAGAGCCGTTTATGGATGTGAACCAAATGATATGAGAATATTTACTTGCATACATGGAAGGCGCGAACTAACACGCGCTTTTTTTTGGCATTTAGAGTATCTAAGAGAGCGCACAGACTTAGATTTACCTATTAGCTTGTGTTATAGCGATGATGATGACTTTGAAGCGATAGAAGAGTTTATTAGAGAGCAAGACAGCGCGGTTAAATATCCTAATACTTTCTTAGGTGATAAATGGAATTACCTAACAAGCAACATGATAAAAACGCATAAAGACGATTATTATTTATGTGTGGGTAGTGATGACTTTTTAAGCGTTGATTATGTCATAAAAGCAAATGAAACTAAAGTAGATTTTGCAGGTACTAATAGCTTGTATTTTTATAATATGCACACAAACGAAGCGATAGATTTTTATTATAAGCATCCAATTTGGAAAACATTTGGAGCAGGTAGGATTTATTCTTATAAGTTGCTTAAAAAGTATAATGGTGAGTTATGGGATAAAAAACAGCAAAAAGGATTAGATAATCATGCTGAAAAAATGCTATACCACGATGGTATAATATGTGAGCTTATTAGTTTTGATGAAATACAGATAGTTGATGTTAAGAGTTTTGAAAATATACATTCTTTTGAAGAGTATAAGCACTTAGGTAACAAAGTAGAAGCCGACAAAGTATTATCTTTAATGCCAAATATTAGTTTTGAGTAGAATAGCATCAATAAATATAGGTGACTTTGATTTTAGGGTTACTTTTTACAGCCAAACAGAAGGCGCAAGGGATGTGTATGGCAACCCTGCATTAAGCACAGGCTCAGGCGTTGAACGTTGGGCAAATGTTACTTTTAAGAGTGAAAAAATGGATGTGGGCGAAGGTGGCGTACAGTATGCCGAAGTATTTGAAATAAAAGTACGCTTAGATGGTTTAACCGTTAGCGTAGGTGATAGGGTAGATTGGGATAACAGGCAGCTGCATATTACAAGTATTGATAAAGTTGATTTAGTTACTTATAAGATATTAGCACAAGGGATAGAATGAGTGTAAGGCTTACTATATCGCAAAAGGAAATGGATAAGCTAAAAAGAAGGCTTAATAACTTTGGTAGTAATTACGGTGCTAAAGTTAGAAAAAATATGAAGATAGCAGGTAAGGAAATGGAAAGCGTGGCAAAGCTAACTGTAACAAATGCGGGCTTAGTTGATACAGGTCGTTTACGTGCTTCATTAGTACCACAGCCGATTGATAACGGTTATGGGCAAGAAATAAAGGTAGATTTAAAAGAAGTTGAAAGTCCTAATGTTGGGCGTAAAAGTGGAGCTAAAAAAGGTGTAGTTGCATTAGTTAATTACGCTATTTATCACGAACCAAGAGTTAAGTTTTTAGCAAAAGGGCAAAAAGCAGGTTATAATAAATTTATTCAATTAATGCAATGAAAAACCCAAGCCTTAGCATAAAACAAATACTTTACAACACAATAGGTAGCACCTTTGATGTTGAAGGTAATACGGTTTATTGGTACACAGACCCGCCACAAAGCCCGCCCGATTATTATTGTTGGGTAGAAGATAACACTATATTAGACTTAGGCACTAAACAAGATTTTGTAAGTGATGTAACAATGGTTATAACGTGCGTTACAAAGGTTAGCGGGGCTGTTTACAGCTCTTTATTATTAGACCAAATAGTAAATAGCGTAACCGAACAAATAATAAGCAGGGGGCAAAATTTATTAGGTGCTGATAGTGATTTTAATATATTTAGCGCAACCTTACAAGACATAACACAATATGATAATAAAATTGGTAATAAGACTGAATTAGCTAAAGCTATTAGAGTTTTATTTAAAGTGACAGAATTGTAATAAATTTGTAAAAAATAATATCATGGCAAAAATAAACGGAACGTTATACCTTGTAGATATCGATGGTGTTACCGTTGGTTCTACAACTAATGCAAGTATAACAATTAACCAAGATTTACCCGAAACAACTACCAAAGGCTCAGGCGGTTGGAGAGAAGTATTAGCAGGTTTAAGAAGTTGGGAAGGTTCATTTGAAGGACTTTACGACCCTACTGATACTTACGATGTAAAAAGCCTTGCTGATGAAATAGTTAACCGTTCAAGTTTTACAGTTGTATTCGACAGCTCAACAGCAGGCGATGTAGATTTTACAGGTACAGCTTATTTAAGCAATGTAGAATTTAGTGCAGAAATGGAATCACCTGTTAGTTTTAGCGCATCTTTTACAGGTGATGGAACATTAACAGTAGCAGATAATACATAAGAGCATGACAGGCATATTTGAGTTAAAAAGACATAAGGTTAAAGGGCAGTTTTGTTTATTAGCCTTTAGGTATTATTGCGAAGCTAAAAAGTTAGACTTAACGCAATTAGGTGATGTACTCGCAAAAGGTAATATTTTCGAGATTAGTGATTTAATCTATTATGCTTGTAAAGCGTATGCGGATTTAAAAGATACTGATTTTGATTATAATAAAGCTCAATTTACTAATGTATTTAGTGAGATTAAGCAAGATGAACTAAGCGCGATTGTTGCCAAGTTGCAAGAAGTAGAACTCTTTGGCGAAAAGTTGGGAGAAGCCCAAGCTAAAAGCCCTGAGAATAAAAAAAAATAACTTTCGGTAATTTATA